CGAGTTGCCAAAGAACAATATGACTATTGGAAACCCGAAACGGTGATCGTGGAGGCTAAAGCTTCAGGCTTGCCATTAACTTATGAATTACGTAAGCTAGGTATACCAGTTATTAACTTTACACCTAGTCGTGGAAATGATAAACATACTAGGATAAACTCTGTTGCACCGTTGTTTGAGTCAGGAATGATTTGGGCGCCGGATACAAAATGGGCAGAGGAAGTGATTGAGGAATGCGCTGCATTTCCATTAGGTGAACACGATGACTTAGTGGATAGTATGACTCAAGCAGTAATGAGGTTTAGACAAGGCGGCTTTATCGATCATCCAGATGACTATGAGGATGAGCCGTTACCGCAACAACAAAGGACGTACTACTAATGGGAATAGTAACTGCAATATTAAGTGCTTTAAAAAAAGCTTTTAAAGGTAAACCAGCTACAGTTGCTGAGTTAAAAACTACCATGAGTAAATTAGGTCTTGATGATCCTAAGATCATGGACGAGATAGTCGCTGCTTACAAAGCCGAAGAAAGTTCTAGTTTAGGCAAAGCTAAAGATATAATTTCAAAAGGTGATGTTCCAGATAAGTTTGCTACATCGGTAGTAGAAACTTCGGAGGACGCTATTAAAAAATTTGCTGACGAAGTTGGTGGTGACGTTAATGAAGTTAAAGACGCTATTACTAGTTATGTTAATCAGGGTTATGAAGCCGGTAGCTATAAACGAGTTAATATAGACAACGCAGATAGTATCGCTAACATAATTGATATACAAACTAATTATAGTAAAGCAGATAAGCTTGATTTTATAGACGACATTACTGAACAAATTAGAGATAACAGATCTGTTAATACTATGGGTTTGGACGATGAACTGATTGCGGTACAACAAGCAGGTATACCAACAGCTATGAAAAAACAAGCTGAAGCAGACCCATCAAAATTTTTTAGGGATATGTTTAATAATGCGGATGATAGTGGTTCTATTGTTAAAAGTATGGAAAACGAAGGTAAGGTAATGGATGCAGTTAATAGTGAGTTAAGTGTAATGATGGCTAACTTTGATGAAGCGTTAGCAACTGGAAACACTGCGCTAGCCGAAGAAATTGCAATCAAAGTTAAAAAAATGAAAAGTAACACAGAGACTACAGGCCTAGCAGACAGAACTTTAGTGCCACCAGGAACCACGTTTAATGCTAAGGGTGGTTTAATAACACCACAACAAAGACCGATGTCAAATGGTATTGGCGCAATGTTTAAAAGAAGGAATTAATAATGGCAATAGATAAAGGTATGGGTATAAAATTACCTAGCAATACTAGAACTAAAGTTAACGTACCAGGCCAACAAGGTCAGATAGAACAAATTCAAGGAAGTTTACAACAACAACAAAACCAACAACCGGTTGAGATTACGCAAACCGAAGATGGCGGTGCTGAAATAGATTTTGATCCAGGTGCAATGGCACCACAAGGTGGTGAACAACATGATGATAATTTAGCTGAATTTTTAGAAGACGATATACTTAATGAAATAGGTTCTAATATTGTTGAAGAGTATACTGAAAATAAATCTTCACGACAAGATTGGGAAGACTCTTATACCAAGGGTTTAGATTTACTTGGTTTTAAATATGAGAATAGATCAGAACCTTTTCAAGGTGCTTCAGGTGCAACGCACCCCGTATTAGCTGAAGCGGTTACTCAGTTTCAATCTTTAGCCTATAAAGAATTATTACCAGCTAGTGGTCCAGTTAGAACTCAAGTTATTGGTAAAGTAGATGACGCTAGAGAGTTACAAGCAGAACGTGTTAAAGAATACATGAACTATCAGCTTATGGTTAATATGAAAGAGTATGAACCAGAGTTTGATCAAATGTTATTTAATTTACCCCTTGCTGGTTCTACTTTTAAAAAAGTTTATTACGATTCTATTTTAGGTAGATGTGTTTCTAAATTTATACCAGCCGAAGAATTAGTAGTTCCCTATAACGCAACTTCTTTAGAAGATGCTGACAATATTACACACTCTATTCGTATGACTGGGAATGAGTTATTAAAATATCAAGTTAACGGTTTTTATAGAGACGTTGATTTAATACCAATGACTGATGACCCTAGTGCTATTGAAGAAAAGAAAAATAGAATTATGGGTGTTAACACAGACATGAGTGAAGTACATACTTTATTAGAATGTCATTGTGAGTTAGATATAGAAGGTTTTGAAGACCTAACACCGGAAGGTGAAGCAACCGGAATTAAGTTACCTTATATTGTAACAGTAGACGATGGCACTGGCACGGTATTATCTATTAGAAGAAACTTTGACGCACAAGATCCGTTACGCGTGCGCCGTGATTATTTTGTACACTTTAAATTTTTACCAGGACTAGGTTTCTATGGCTTTGGTCTAATCCACATGATTGGCGGTTTATCAAGAACTGCAACTAGTGCTTTAAGGCAATTACTAGATGCTGGAACTTTATCAAACTTACCGGCTGGATTTAAAATGCGTGGCATCAGAGTACGTGATGAAGCTCAACCGTTGCAGCCGGGTGAGTTCAGGGATGTTGACGCTCCTGGTGGAAATCTTAAAGATGCATTTATGCCACTACCTTTTAAAGGACCGTCCGAAACGCTACTCTCATTAATGGGTGTGGTAGTTCAAGCTGGACAAAGATTTGCTAGCATTGCTGATATGCAAGTTGGTGAAGGTAATCAGAACGCAGCAGTGGGTACGACCGTAGCGCTCTTGGAACGCGGATCGCGGGTTATGTCAGCAATACACAAACGTTTATATGCAAGTTTAAAATGTGAGTTTATGTTATTGGCAACAACCATGAGAACTTATTTACCACCTGAGTATCCATACGATATTGTAGGCGGCGAAAGACAAATCTTTGCAGCAGACTTTGATAAAAAAATAGATGTTATACCGGTTGCTGATCCAAACATATTTTCACAAACTCAACGCATCAGCATTGCACAAAGCGCAATGCAATTAGCTATGTCTAATCCTAAGATGCATAATCTGTATCATGCTTATCGTGGTATGTATGAAGCACTAGGTATAAAAGATATTGATCTTTTATTAAAAAAACCTAAGCAGCCAAAGCCAATGGATCCAGCTATGGAAAACATACAAGCTTTAAGTGGTACACCTTTCAAAGCGTTTCCAAACCAAGACCACCAAGCACACATGGCGGCACATATAAGTTTTATGGGCACTATGATGGCAAGAACTAACCCGCAAATATTGGCTTCACTACAAAAAAATATCCTTGAACACATAACTTTAATGGGGCAAGAGCAGGTTCAACTAGAATTTAAAGAAGAAATGATGCAAATGCAACAAATGGGCGCACAAATGAAACAACTACAAGCACAAACGCAACAAAATCCGCAAATGGCACAACAAATGCAACAAAATCCTGAATTAATGCAGATGCAACAAGAAATGAAGAACATAACTGAGAAAGTTGAGTCAAGAAAAGCTATTCTAATAGCTGAGATCATGGCTGAGTACTTAGAAGAAGAGAAAAAAGTGCTTAATCAGATAGACAATGACCCTTTATTAAAATTAAAGAGTGATGAATTGCAATTAAAGGCTAAAGAAGAAGAAAGAAAACGTGAAGAGGGTGAAAATAAAGCTGAAATGGATGCCTTACGTATAGTTTCTAGTCGTGAAATAGCCGAAGATAAACTTGAACAAGATGATGACCACGCTAAAATGCGAGCGTCGGTTGCGTTAGCAAAAGATGGTATAAAACAAATGAAGGCTACTATTAAGGAACAATAATGGGTTTAGCGGGGTTAAAAAAACTTTTTCAAGGTGTTTCGGAAGCAGCTCAAACTGCTCAAAAAGTTATACGCCCAACCGACAAAGGTTTAGGTAAATTTGGCAGCCCTGAAAATGCAATTAGAAAACAAAATGTTACTAAGATAGGCGGAGAAGCTTATGAGTCCGCTTTAATTAAAAACTTTGCAAACGAACTTGATGATATTTCGCGCATGAAACACAGCCAGATACCCGAAGAAGATTTATTTGATTTGTATGAATCCATAGCTACTGGAACAAGGTATGATATGGTAACACCCAATGTAAAACAAGGTATGCTAGCTGAAATAACAGAAGCTATGAAAACACGTAATGTTGATGGCGGAGATTTTCAAAATTTTTTATTACATTTAGAGGAAACCAAAGGATCAGCAGATATTCTTCCCTTTAAACCACGTGATCCTAAGGCACAAGGTGGTAGCATGGATAATCGCCAAGGTTTTCAATTTGGTGGTGGTGCGGACGCGGGTGCAGGTAGTGCTGATTCAGGAGCGGGTGCTGGAGTAAGTTCAGGGGTAAGTGGCGGAAGGGGTGATGGTGGTGGGAATGACGACGATGATGATGATGATGATGATGCTGCTGCTGCTGATAGTACTAAGACAAAATCTTTTTTTAAAAAAACCTATGACTATTTGTTGGACAATAAAGGACAAGTTGCAGGTACAGCACTTGCATCTATGGCTTTTCCCGGTCTTGGGCCACTTTTGGGTATTAGAAGTGCTTTAGAAAACTCACCACTTGGTAAGTACATGGGTCCATATGACGAGACGATGATTGGTAATAACCCAAACCAAGGACCTGATCAAGCGTTAGCAGCCTTTAATACAACGGCGGACGAAAACATTGGATACTCTGACTCTCAAAATGCAATGTATGAAGAACTAATATCATTAGGTTATAGCCCAGAATATGCCGATATGTATATCCAACAAATGGTATAAAAAATATATAGTCATCTTAATTAAAAAGTAATATAATTCAAAAAACTAATCAAGGAGGTCAACATGATCGACAAAGTAAAAAGTAAAGTTATGAGCATTTGGAATGGTCTAACTGTAAAGAAAAAAATAACTGCAGGTGTTATCGTTGCAGTAATTATCGTAGCAATCATATTCTAATATGTGGTTATCACTTTTACCGACAGTATTAAAAACTGGTTCAGCTATATTTGCTAACAAGCAAAAAGCTAAGATACTTATGTCTGACGCTGCTTTACTACACGCCAGTAAAATGGCCAGTGGCGAAGTTGAGTATCAGGCATCCGTACGTCAATCAAATGACCAGGGATACAAAGACGAGTTTGTTTTAATTCTGGTGTCAGCTCCAGTAATCTTATTAATCTGGTCGGTCTTTTCGGGAGATCCGGAAATTCAATTTAAATTAGACATGTTCTTCGACAAATTTGGTAGTCTACCTTTTTGGTACCAATCAATTTTTATTGGCGTGGTCGCATCAATATATGGACTTAAAACAGCCGATATTATGAAGAAGAAGTGAAGTTCCATGAATATTGGGACAATGAGAATAAACTATTAGAACTTTCATATAAAGAATCTATTAGACAGAAGGAGGAAAGAAGATGCAAGAACAAGACAAGTGTGCCTGTCACACAGAACAAAAAAGACAATCGGGGGAATGTTGTAAACAAGAAAAGCCCAACGCTTTAGATGAGTTTTGGACTAGTTTAGGAGAACCTGATAAATGCAAGACACCGACCCAATAAGTTTAATATATAAAATCCAAAGAATCTTAGATGAAATTATTGACAATAACGCCTCAGTAATAATTGGCGGCGGTGTTGACAACATGGATAAATACAACTATATTTTAGGAAAGATTCACGTAAGTAATCAAATTAAACAGGAAATCTCTAACCTGCTAAACCCTAAGGAGCCAAATGACGATGACGACAAAGTTACACCCATTAGAAGCTAAATATAAAAAAGAAGCTAAAGAAAAAAAAGAAGAAACCACATCAACAAGTTTAGATAAATTACCTAACCCTACAGGTTGGCGTATTTTAGTAATGCCTTTTAAAGTTAAAGAAAAAACGGAAGGTGGAATTATTATTGCACAAGAAGCATTAGACCGAGCACGAGTATCAACCCAAGTTGGATATATACTTAAAATGGGTGACCTTTGTTATAACGACAAAGATCGATACCCTACTGGTCCGTGGTGCAAGGAAAAAGATTGGGTGGTGTTTGCACGATATGCAGGATCACGTATGGAGATTGATGGTGGAGAGATAAGAATGTTAAACGATGATGAGATCTTAGGGACTATATCAGATCCCGAAGACTTAATTCACGCAATGTAACCCATAGGAGGATATTACTATGCTAGACGAAAGAACAATAGACGTTGGCGACAATGAAGAACAAGAAACAACCATTGATCTGGATGCACCAACACCAGAACAACCATTAGAAGAGGATATAATAGATGTCGAACAAGTTAGTGAAGACAGTAATGAGTCCAATAACGCACCTGCGAAATCTGGGGAGCAGTCAAATGTTCAAGCAGATAAAGAAGAACTTGGAGAATACTCCGAAGGCGTTAAAAAAAGAATAGCTAAACTTACACGTAAAATGCGTGAAGCTGAAAGGCAAAAAGAAGAAGCTATTCAGTATGCACAAAATGTAACCAACCAAGCTAAACAAATGCGTAATCAGTATGATGACCTTGGTGGCCAGTATACTAATGAACTAGAAGCTAAAGTTAACACTGGAATGCATGCTGCTAAACTTGCTTATAAAGCAGCGGTTGAAAAGCAAGATATTGACGCACAAGTTAATGCACAAAGAGCAATTTCTCAGCTATCCATTGAAGAAGCTAGACTTGGTCAATTAAAAAGACAACAAGCAATCAAGTCGCAACAACCGGTAGAACAAGAAATAGCTCAACCACAAACCCAACAAGGTAATTACCCACCACTCCCCGTAGATGAAAAAGCGGAAGACTGGGCAACTAAAAATGCTTGGTTTGGTACGGATAATGCCATGACTTACACGGCTTTTGACATACATAAAAAATTGGTTGAGGAAGAAGGATATGATCCACAGACACCTGAATATTATAATCAAGTAGATAAAAGAATAAGGGTTGCATTTCCCAACAAATTTGCTAAAGTAGAGGAATCTACAACTGCACCCGTGCAGAATGTAGCAAGTGCCCGTCGTCCGGCCGCAAATAAAGGACGCAGAAAAACCGTGAAGCTCACACCCTCACAGGTAGCAATTTCTAAAAGATTAGGTGTGCCACTCGAAGAGTATGCGAAACAACTATCGCTAAAGGAGGTATAAGCATATGACTAAAAAAGCAACAGATACTAACAAGACTGTTAAAACTTCCCGCGTGAGCGAAACTAGGGTTAAAAATGAAAAACCTAAAGTTTGGGCTCCACCATCATCTCTGGATGCACCACCTGCGCCAGACGGTTACAGACATAGGTGGATAAGAGCTGAAAGCATGGGCCAAGAAGATTCTCGGAACATGTCAGGCAAAATTCGATCAGGATGGGATTTGGTGAGAGCCGATGAATACCCGAACGAAGATTATCCAAGTGTAAGTGACGGTAAACATGCAGGAGTCATTGGAGTTGGCGGCCTTGTGCTGGCAAGGATACCTGAAGAGCTCGCAAAGCAACGTGAGGCATATTATTCACAAATGAATGCCGATCGTAATGAAGCTTTAGAAAACGACCTCATGAAGGAACAGCACCCAAGTATGCCGATCAATCAAGAAAGGCAGACTCGTGTAACCTTTGGTGGCTCGAAAAAAGAATAATCTTTTATCAACCTCCAATTTAATAAAATAACTTAACCCTTTTAAGGAGGAAACAAAATATGGCTAATACAGATGCCCCTTTTGGTTTTAGACCTAGTGGTAAAGTTGGCGGAAACCCAGACAACGGCGCGTTATCAGAATATGCAATTAAATCTGATTATGCGGTAGCGATGTTCCAAGGTGACCTAGTAATATTTGCAAGTGGACATGTTAATGTATCCGCTGCAGGTACTGCAGGTAACATGGTATTCAATGGTCTGAAGTATGACGACAACACTACTAATAAACCAACTTTCAAGAATTTCTTTGACGGCACCGCTCTTGGTGTTCAAGGAGAAGTTTTTGTATACGACGATCCGTACCAAGTGTACGAAGCTCAAGGCGATTCAGCAACAGCACCTACCCAAGCAATGGTTGGACTATATATGGACAGCGTTAAAACTCACGCAGGAAATTCTACAACAGGAATTTCTGGCGATGAACTTGATGTGTCTACTAATAGTACTACATTGACTGGCGCAAAAGTGCTTGGCTTCGCTCAAACCCCGGATAATTCTATAGCAACTCATGCAGTAATGAGATGTTTTATAGCTGATTCGGTTCATTTAAATTAATAGCAGGAGGATTTAAAACATGGCTATATCAAGACAACAACTAGCAAAAGAGCTAGAGCCAGGTCTAAATGCATTATTTGGACTTGAGTACAAAAACTACGAAAATCAACATACAGAGATTTTCGACGCAGAAACATCAGACAGAGCTTTTGAAGAAGAAGTAATGTTAGGTGGATTTGCACAAGCAGCGGTTAAACCAGAAGGTTCTGGTGTATCGTATGACCAAGCGAACGAAAGCTTTACAGCTCGTTACTCTCACGAGACTGTCGCTCTCGCTTTCTCTATCACTGAGGAAGCTGTAGAAGACAATCTTTATGACAGCATCGCTAAACGTTATACTAAAGCACTAGCAAGATCTATGGCTAACACAAAGCAAATCAAAGCAGCAAACGTTCTTAACAACGGTTTCGCTACTGCAAATGGTGGAGATGGAAAAGCCCTTATGGCTGCCGATCACCCTACCCTTTCTGGTGCAGATCAAAAAAATGAGTTAACAACATCTGCAGACTTAAGTGAAACTTCACTTGAGCAAGCTATGATTGACATCGGTAACTTTAAAGACGAAAGAGGCTTAAAGATTGCAGCAAGAGGTATGAAATTAATTATACCTTCAGCTCTACAATTTACAGCCGAAAGAATCTTAAAGTCTACTGGACGTGTTGGAACTGCTGATAACGATATCAATGCACTATCTTCTAAAGGAATGATTTCACAAGGTTATGTGGTTAATAATTTCTTAACAGATGATGATGCTTTCTTTATCAAAACTGATGTTCCTAACGGACTAAAACACTTTACTAGAGCAGCCATTAAAACTGCTATGGAAGGTGATTTTGATACTGGCAACATGAGATATAAAGCAAGAGAAAGATACAGCTTCGGCTTTTCTGACTGGCGTGGTATCTTTGGTTCACCAGGTGCTTAATCATTAGATTAAGACTAAGATATTAAGGGGCCTTCGGGCCCCTTTTTATTTGCAAAATAACTTTTAAAAGCGTATAATCTACGCACTGCATAATTAAATTTAGTTAGTATAGACTCATGCAGTAGACTTTCTCAGGACTATATTAACGGAAAACGGAGAACAAATATGGGTAATACAACTTACAGCGGTCCGGTCAGATCAGAAGGTGGTTTTGAACAAATCACTAAAGCTGCAGCAACGGGCGCAATAACAACTAACTTTGATATCGATTCAAGCGGTAACATCACAGGTACTGGTACATCTACAATAACAGGTGCAACTACTTTTGTGGTTCCAACAGTAACTATCTTAACAGGATATACTTCTGGTACAGTACTAACAGCAGCACAATCAGGATCTATTGTAACATTTCCTGCAATGAATGGTGCAGCAACTTTATCACTTCCAGCAGCGGCTGATTGTGTAGGGTCTACTTTTCATTTTGTAATGTTAGGCACAGCAGGTAATGATGTAGATATCATTACTAATGGTTCTGAAAAAATCATTGGTTGTGTACCAAAAGGTGATGGTGACAATGTAGGTATTGCAGATGCAAATGATTCTGTAGGTTTCGATGCTAATGCAGTAGTAGGTTCAAGTTTTAAAGTAACTTGTATCTCTTCTACAGCAGCACTAGCTTTCCTTGCACATGACATCATTGATGGTCTTGCAGCGAATACTGGCGGCATTAACTTAAAATAAATAATTAATGTGGGGCTTCGGCCCCACATGTTTCTTAATTAAGGAGGGAAACACATGGCAGACGTAGTAACAGGACCAGAGGTCCTACAAGAAAACGACAAACGAGTAACATTAAAATTAGTGGTACAATCAGACGGAAACGGCAGCACAACAGTACTTTTTGATTCTTCAGCAAGAACAACTAATGGTGTTGCTACCAAAGGCGCCCTACAAAGAATATGGTTTTCATGCAGTAATGGTAACGGCTTTGATGCATTCGGACGTTTAGATTTTGAAGATTCAGATGGCGACAGACCTTTACTTGGTTTAACAGGAACAGGATACTGGGACTTTAGAGAATTTGGTGGATGTCCACCAAGCATTGATGCTAATACCAACGGCGACATTAATTTTGTTGTAGCAGCGGCTGCTGACGCTGGTAATATGTACACAATTGTAGCAGAGTTTGCTAAAACAGTTTAATAGGAAATAGCCATGGCTGTATCAGGTTCTACTAATTTTAATATAGATGCAACAGAAGTAATTCAAGAAGCGTACGAACGTTGTGGTCTTCAGGATATATCAGGTAAAGATTTACGCACAGCGGTACGTAGCATGAACCTAATGATGGCCGAATGGGCAAACCACGGACTTAATCTTTGGACCATACAACTTGGCACTCAAACAACAACAGCAAGTGACGCAGACTATTCTTTAGACACCAATATTATTGATTTACTAGAAGTAGTGCTAAGAGACTCTAATAATATAGATCAAACGCTGACTAGAATTAGCCGTGCTGACTATCATATGTTACCTAATAAAAGTGCAGAGGGTAAACCTGCTCAGTTTTATTTTGAGAGGACTACTACTCCCACTTTATTTATGTACCCTACTCCAGATTTATCTACATACTCTGTAAGGTATTATTTCCTAAAGAGATTAGACGATATTGACACACCGACCGACGACGCTAATATATCTTTTAGATTTTTGCCGTGTTTAGTTGCAGGATTAGCTTACTATCTAGCAATGAAAAAAGCTCCCGAAAAAGTTCAATTGTTAAAAGCAGTATATGACGAAGAATTTGCAAGAGCTAGATCAGAAGACCGAGATCGTGCAAGTTTTAGTGCGGTTCCGGGTAGAGGATACTTTAATAATTATTAAACAAAGGAGAATGATATGGATAAATTAAATATGGTAAAAAACTGGTATATGGGTCTTAGCAAAAAATCTAAGATTATTATAGCAGTAGGTATCGTAGTTATCGTTGTGTTTATTATTACATAATGGATACTAGATCACGCATTAAAGAACATGAAGGTTTTAGCCCTACTGTCTACGAGGATACTCTCGGTTATAAGACAGTAGGCTACGGCCATTTAGTTACGGCTAAAGATGATTTTATAGTTGGAGAAATTTATTCTCCTGAAGAACTAGAAGGTGTGTTTGAAGACGATTACAAAACAGCTTTTGATAACGCTCACGATTTATTAGAGGACGAAGATATTCCATTTCATGAAGTAGTGGAATCAGTATTAATAGAAATGGCATTTCAACTTGGTTTACCTAGGTTGAAGAAATTTGTTAATTTTATACAAGGTTTAAAAGACCAAGATTACAACAAAGCCGCAGACGAGATGATTGATTCTAGATGGGCAAAACAAACACCTAATAGAGCTTATGGTTTATCTGAAATGATAAGAGGAATTGTATAATGTGGTTATCACTTTTACCAACAGTATTAAAAACTGGTTCAGCAATATTTGCTAATAAACAAAAAGCTAAGATACTTATGTCTGACGCTGCTTTACTTCATGCTAGTAAAATGGCTAGTGGAGAAGTTGAGTACCAAGCGCAAGTACGTCAGTCTAATGATCAAGGGTATAAAGACGAGTTTGTTTTAATTTTGGTATCAGCACCAGTAATTTTATTAATTTGGTCTGTGTTTAGTGGTGATCCGGATATTCAAATGAAACTTGATTTATTTTTTGAAAAGTTTGG